TCAACATCGTGATTTTATCGATAGCGATTTATTTATTTATCCTGGTATTTTTTTATCCTGATCAGGCTGGGATCCTTTTCGGAAAGATGACTAGGGGATTTATGTCGATTGTAAAGGGAATGAAATAAATAAATTTTATTAAAATTTACCATTAATCAAAATCAATTATTATGGAAACAATCGAAATTCACGTCCCAGAAGGCAAAACTGCCATCCAAGAAAATCAAAAAGGAAAAATTATTATCAATTTCAAAGACAAACCCAAAGGGTATATCATGGACCGGGTAAAAACTTTTGAAGATGCTTGCATTGAGTCTGGGATATTCCCTGAAGATATTTATCATTCATCTGATACTTCGGATGAAATAGCCTACAAACAATTGAAACTGATCGCAAAAGTTCTTCGGGGCGAATGGGAACCAAACTGGAATGATGAAAATGAGAAAAAATGGTATCCATGGTTTCAATGGTCGTCCGGGTCCGGGTTCGACTTTTCGAGTTCGTATTACGGCTACGGTAATACGTATACGAGTGTCGGTTCTCGCCTTTGCTTTCCTAAAAAGGAATTGGCAGAATATTTTGGAAAGCAATTCATTGAAATTCACAGAGAATTGTTAACAATTAAAAAATAAAATTATGAATAAGAAAACCAAAAAAATTGAAAATGTCACCAAAAAATTTGATTTCAGAACAATCAAATCATTCGAGGATGCATGTAAAAAAACCGGTTATGATCCATCGGTGGCTCATCTTCCATTATTACCAAAAGAATTTGGTGGAGCATTAATAGCGGTTTTAAAGCTATTTATCATTTTTAAGGCCATAAATAATGGTTGGACACCAAATTGGGATGATTCTAACCAATTTAAATATTATCCCTGGTTTAAAGTTCGGTCGTCCGGGTCCGGGTTCGGCTTTTCGGGTTCGGATTACGACTACGATCATACGTGTACGGCTGTCGGTTCTCGCCTTTGCACAGATACTTCTGAGAAAGCGCTCTATATTGGCAAGCAATTCGAAAAAGAATATGAAGAATTCTTTTTGAGCAAAAAATAAAAATTAAAGGTTGTATGCTGCATCAACTGATAGTTCGATCGTCCAGGTCCAGGTTCGACTTTTCGAATTCGAATTACAACTACGATAATACGAATACGAATGTCAGTTCTCACCTATGCAAATTCCGCGGCATAAACCCTGGCAACACGCCAAAAAATCACGATAGTGAAAAGAGCGTTGGTACCTATGGGAAAACGATCTTCTAACAGCAAAGGCACGATGAAAAGAAAAGGGAATTTATATCAACAGATCTGCAGCATCAAAAATCTCGAGCTGGCAGATACGATCGGCAGGAAAGGTAAGTTGAAACAACCTGGTATAATTTCCCATGATAGATCCCGGAAGGAAAATATCCAATCGCTTCATAAAATGTTGATAAATAAGACTTACAAAACATCCGAATACACAACATTTACGATTTATGAACCAAAGGAAAGGATCATCTACCGGCTTCCATACTTTCCGGACAGGATCACACACCACGCAGTAATGAATATCCTTGAGCCATTGTTTGTCTCCACATTCACAGCCGACACTTACAGTTGCATAAAAGGCCGTGGGATCCACGCGGCGGCCAATGCTGTGAAATGTGCGCTCAGGGATGTTCCCGGTACGCAATTCTGCTTAAAGTTGGATGTTCGCAAGTTCTATCCATCCATTGACCATGCCATCCTTAAACAACTCTTACGCAGGAAAATAAAGGACCAGGATCTCCTTTGGCTCCTGGACGAGATCATCGATAGCACTGATGGACTTCCGATTGGGAACTACCTCAGCCAGTATTTTGCAAATTTCTATCTCACTTACTTTGATCATTGGATCAAGGAAGAGAAGAAGGTTAAATATTATTTCCGGTATGCTGATGACCTGGTTATCCTGGCCGGCGACAAACCATACCTACACCAGATCCTTTCCGATATCACTTTATACCTGCAGGAGAGATTAAAACTTACAGTAAAAGATAATTACCAGGTATTCCCGGTGGATGCCCGGGGAATTGATTTTGTTGGATATGTTTTCTTCCATACGCATACGCGTCTGCGCAAAACCATCAAGCAGAATTTTGCAAGGATGCTGGCCCAAAGGAAGAACCAAGCATCAACAGCATCTTATCAGGGGTGGACTAAGCATTGTAATGGGAAACACCTGCTGAAAAAATTTTGCGAATGAACAACTTTAACCAGTTCGGCATCACGGTAACGGCGAAGAGTTTTGTCGGTGATAAGATCAAGATCTTGAAGATCCTGGGGAAGGAAATTGTCGTTCATGATCATAAAATTGAGGAATCGAAGGTTCAGGCATTCCGAGAAAGGGGCGCCGACAAATGTTTGCACCTGCAGATCTCCATCAATGATGTAAAGCATATCCTATTCACTTCTTCCGGACCGTTAATCGAAATGATTCAACAAATACCGGCAACCGGATTTCCTTTTACGACTACTATTATTGAGGATAATGACAGATATATTTTTACATAAAACTGACCTTTAAATAAACTCAAATCTAAACTACTTTTAAACCATGAGTAATCAGATTATTAAAATTAAATGTGATTTTTACCTGATCAGATTCCTTGAATCTATATTCGGTCCGCAACCTATCAAATTTCCAAAGAGCCATAATTTTAATAATATTCTTTCCTATAATCTTGGGTTTATTCCACCGGATTACCAGGATCCGGATTTTGGGAATGAAACACTTTTGGTTGAACTCCCTTATTTTGAAAATAAGGATCCCCGTGTTTATAATTATTTATCTCCAAAACAGCAAAAGATTTTTAGGGATGAAGTTTATTGTCTATTTAAACTTACATTCCGTACTGACATTACAAAAATTTTATTGATGCAATTTAAAAGGCAAAAGAAAAGAGCTCTTGAAATGTTTATTGATAAATATAATATTCCACTTGATTGCTGGGATATGCTCGATAAGGATTATTCCAGGCATATTCAATTAACATAGAAGAAGAAAAAAAGAGTATTTAGATAGAATATAAATTATCGAGTTCAGGGGGTCATTTGTCCTTTAATTCTATTGAAGTAAATCAAAGTGAACCAAAGTATATCAAAGTGTATTAGCTTTTATTAAAATTATGAATTATGAAAATTTCAAAAAATACAAACCTGGTGGTAAATATCTGCCGGATATTCTATATAAGATTTGATCAGGTGACTTTTGTTTCCGGTACCGACCGATTCCACAAAATCATTACATTTCCTCAAGGGAAGAAATGGAAGGAAATTTATTTCACTCTTGGAACCGCTAATTTTACTGAAAATGATAAAGTTGAAGATTCTGGTCAACTCTATGATCAACTCCTTAAATTAACAATTCCTGGAGAAGATCAATCAAATACTAATTCTATGGAAGATCTCATTCCTCCATTGATTATGATGATAAAAACAATCGCTGGTGATTACCGGATCTTTGGTTGTCAGGATAATCCCGTCCATCTGATCAATAACCGGTCGACTGGGACAAAAACCAATTCAGAATTATCATTTACATGCCTTGCCCAGGAACCCGCATGGTGGCATGATACGCCGGTAAATAATCTTCCGGATTAAATAAAATCCATTAAATACACTTCTTTTTCAGTCCTTTAGTAAGGCCTAAAGCAGGATTAATATTGTGGCTCACAATATTAATTGTATGCTCGACAGGCTTTTCCAGATACTCGCAGCTGATTGGTTAATCCACCAGGATACAGTATTATCATATCTTCCGGCCTTTATAGCCTTTCTTAATGGCGCCAAATTCGAATTAAAGGCTGAAATTGGACCTAAACCATATATCAGGGCCTTTAATACCGACGGAACCCCGGATTTGATCAGTACTGTTGGGAAATATGATCTTAGTGATAAGACCATTCCTGAAAATTCTGTTGCTATAATTCCTATCCAGGGACCAATTTATAATTGGGAAACCATGCAGCTCATAAATAATATCAATGCTGCTAAAGAAAATCCACAAATCAGTTCAATTTTATTTATGGTTAGTTCTCCGGGAGGGATGGTTAGTCAACTTGATATCGCCGCCAATACTATCAAGAATTTATCAATTCCAACAGTTGCTACTATTTTTGAGATGTCAGCATCAGCAGCAATGTGGCTTATTTCTTCAATGAGTTACCGGATCGCCACATCTCCCATGGATCAAATAGGATCCATCGGTATAATGACATCTATCGCTGATATGTCAGGCTTATTAAAAGATAAACTTGGCATCGTGATCACAGATCTATATGCAACGAAATCAACTGAGAAGAATGCTGAGATCCGGGCATTCCTTGAAAAAGGTAATAAAGACCTGGTTACAGCAAAACTTGATTTCATAAATAATTATTTCCATGCCCAGGTTCAGAAAAACCTTGGTATTAAAGCAGATTCTGAAGTATTTACCGGTGCAATCTATTTTGCCGAGAAGGCAAAAGGCTTGGGATTGATTGATGAGATAAATACTATGGATTATGCTCTTAATTATGCCTATAACCTAGGAATTAAAAATAAAATATCCACATTTTCCAAAAACTTAATTAATAAATCATGAAACAGATCTTTGCTACCGTTCTGGCGTTCCTCCAACTGAAAGCATTTGTTCAGGAAAACGGTAAAGCTACTTTAACGGAGGAACATAAGCAGAAATTAACTGCTGAATATGGCCAGGAATTTACCGACCTGGTGGTAAAGGCTCTCGCCGAAGATCCTTCCGGTGAAAAAACAGACGCCCATATTAAGGATGCAATTCTTACAGCCATGAGTATTCATGTCACCCAGGCCCTGGCCAATGAAAAAGCGGCCCAGGCCAGTCTCAAGATTGCTCAGGACGAAGCTGTTGCTGCAAAAGCTGCAAAAATTTCCGCAGAAGC